TAAGTTGAGCTTCGGACATTCCTGATGGTGTAAGGAGATCGTATTCAGCTACTAGTGCGCCATATCTTGAGCTTCCATCAAACTCAGCCGCCCAGTCGCGCAAAGTAGCCACTTGAATAGGATCTCCAGCGTCATTTTGAAAAGGTACATCGGGAGCAAGATTGTCCCACCCTTGATTAGCACCGCCAAGAAGACCTATTACTGCGGTTCGAATTTCGTTTCTAGTAAGCGGGTTTTCGGGATCTTCTTCGCGAAGAGCGGTATCAGCCATCTTAAACTCCTAAAACCTTCAGCGTTTGCCTTAGATCTATCGGGATCTCTATTATGTCACCATTGAGTATCTCGGATTCTAAAGCGACTCCATTATACCACGCAATTACCCACCAGTATGTGACGTTTCCATAATACTGGTGTGCCAAATTATAGAGTCGGTCGCCGTATTTCCATATGTGTTGTTGGGTTACAAGAGACATGCGTTCTGGGATCGTTGGATTTTTTAATATTGGTGTTTCATAGTGAGTTATTGACCCAACATTCCGATTCTTTCTTAAATAAGAATAGTATTCCTCATGATTTGCAAATATTTTCATTTTTTTATAACGCATCTAGAATCCTCATTCGTCCCTTGAATCCAAATAGCTTTGAGCCTCATCGGCCATGGCTTTGTCATAACCGTTTGCTTCACTGCCTTTTCTATTGTAACGATCAATGGCTTTGTTCGCTCTTTTGCCACCAAGGGCGCCCATAAATCGGGTTTTGGCGTTGTCTTCTGCAGCTTGGCGATCTCTTTCTTGTTGGAGTCGTTTTTCGTATTGCGCCCTGTTTGTCACTTTTTCTTCAGGTGCTGGCTCTTTTAAGGCAACATCATACATCATTCCGGGACTTAAAGGCATTCCACTTTCAGAAAATCCAATTGTTCTCTCATGAATAACAGAGAAATCTACTGAAACTTCGAAATTCTGTGGCATAATGGTTCCAGCGCGTTTTTCAAATATGGCGTGATTCTTAAAATCGGTGTTAAAAGATATATTGTTTATAGCTGCCAATAGACCTTGATCTGCGTCAGAGGAGATTTCCGAACCGTACCTTCCATACGTTCTTGTTCTGTTCTGCTCATTAACCGGGAGAGTACCCAGTGCATCTGGACCGGGCATATTGCTTTTTTGTATGAGGTTCATCATCTTAATTCGAACAAGTGGCGATTGCCCGATTGTATGTTCATTAAAATTAGATGCACCGCCATCATTCGTTACGAAATACGAAGGATACTGGAACTGTGCTAATTTTTGCAGTCTGCCCATATTCTCATATGCTTCTTGCTCTGAAGACGCAGGAACGTCAAAAGCTAAGCTTATAACTCTCTTTGTGCTGCTATATGTGTAAATTGGATCAGTTCTACCGAATACTGTTTCGCCTTTCCACTCTGAGTTAAAGTTTTCTGAATAATTGGTTATAAAGGCTTTGAAAAAGACCTCCCTACCTGAAGGCAAGTGGTGAAACGAAATTACAAACTTGCCCCCATTAGCTAAAGCATCCGAACCATCAACTATGTGTTGGTTTCTTTCACTTCTTCCATATTTTGATTGCCAAAAAAAGTTAGTATCGTCGCGTGGATCCGCCATTTAAAAGCTCCTTATCATAAAGTAGCCTGCTTAGCTATGCCGCCTACAACATTAATTACCTTCTTATCGATTTCTTTACCATCTAAATTCATGGCAAGGTTGATAACATAGGGATCGGCGTTGTTATTTCCGGCGGTACTGGCTGTAGCTTTCGCTGTAACACCGTCTGTAGTGGCTCCTGCTAGCTTTGTGGCAGTATCCGATGGAGCAGCCGTGTCAAAGCCCATAAAGCTCTTAACCGAGTCAGGAATAAGGTCAAATGCCCCTCCAACTAGGTCCATCAACAAACTACCAAGACTTGTGAACGGAAACAAGAGTGCATCAACCATCATTTGGGCTGCACTCATTAGGGAATCGGCGTCTAACATGCTGGTGATTCCGTCCATTATGGAACTACCAATGTCCATAAACACTTGCGAGGGAGACGCAATTCCTAAGAAGTCGTATACCCAATCAACAACACCATTCCACATATATTCAAACGTTTCGCCAATAAAGCCCCAGTCCAGAGCTTCCCAAGCTTCTTGAAAGCCCATTTCGACACCACCAATCATTTTATTGATACCTTGCCCTATAATAGTCAATAAACCAGTATCGCCCAGATCTACGCCAAATAATCTACCAATTGAGCCAATAAATCCGCCAAATATAAAATCACCGAGTTCAGCAAAAGCACCAAATGCACCGAGAAGACCGCCGCCTAGATAATCTGCGAAATCGCCCGCTGCAGCCTTGACTTTCATAAACCCTTCGATCATTCCAAATAGTGCAATTGTTATTGGATTTGTTTTTCCAAACTTAGTCAACATACCAAGCCCGCGAGTAAACATTGGCCCTATTTTGCTTCCAAGATTCAAGAGTTTCGAAACTGGTCCCATAGCCTTTGTACCTAAGCCCTTTATACTATTAAAGACGCTTCCGACTTTTCCTTTAAGTTTGCCCATAAACTCTGCAAACTGCATACCTTTAAATTGTATCTTCTCGAAAAGGTTTAACTTATTAGCGAATTTTCCTTTACCAGTAAGCCATCCGAACGCATCAACAATTTTTGTTTTGGTTTTTCCAAAAAATCCCCAGAGTGCTTTTCCGGCTTTGACCATTTTTCCGGGAAACATAATTAGTCCCGCGAGAAGAGGCGAAAAGGTCTCAAAAATTTCTTTAGCTTTTGAGACCATTTCCGNGATACCCTCAATCATACCAAAACCTGCTGCGATTTCATCGGGGACCTTTTCAGTTTGCTGCTGGTTCCACGCCGCAAGATCTTTCGCAGCGTCCATTAATCCCGGAGCAAATTTATCCACAACTGTCATTGCTTTTGCAGCGAGAGTACCGTATGCAGGTTCAATGGCTTTTGCGGCATTAACGGCTAATTCCGTTTGTGAGCGAATATTTGTTGCCGCATCTTCAAGAGTTTTAACGGCATCTGTGCCATCGGAGCCGGCTGCTTCTTTTTCAAGCGCGCTTAAGTCACCACTCATAGCTGCAGCAAAATCGGAGACATTTTCAAAACCAGCAGCGTTTGCCATAAACATTTTTTGCTTACGTCCCATATCCTGTAGGGAAACGCCGGAATCCTCAATAGCATCGCGAATCATCTTGAATCTTTCTGCCGGATCATCTTCCATCATCAGGGACATAGAATCAACAAAGTTGCCGCCTAGTGCCGCGTTTAAACTACCTGCTTGTTCTGCGGCGCCTTCGAATGTATCAAACTTATCAGTCATTGCGACCAACTTGCCCATTTCAAGCCCTGTGACCTTTTGAATTCGAGCCATTTCTTTAAACGTAGGAATAGCAGTATCGCCTAGTTGGGATAGCTTATCTGCTTGAGCAACATAGTCATCAGTTAGTTCTCCGACTGGAACTTGCATCGCAAGAGCGGTTCTTCTCAAATCTCTCATGGTGTCTGCTGCTGTATCTGCGGTCATTCCCATGCCTTTGATACCCGATTGTAAGCCTTGGGTGTATTGTTCGTTTGATACGCCAACTTCAGCAAAGAGAGCAGCATCGTTCAAAAGACTCTTTTGCATATCTGCACTCAGCATGGTATAATCAGATACTCCCGAGACCAAGCCGTTTACTGCTTGCGTCATTTCTTCATAGCCCACGCCGGATATCTTTAATGTGTCCCCTAAACGAATCGAGACTCGCGATAGTTCTGCGGATACTTTACCTGTTCTCTCTAATTCGCGGGCGTAACTTTGGACGTCGTTTATAGTACTAGACATCTCAACAACACTGTCTACGGCTTTCTTGAACGCTTTGTTGTTCTTATCTAGGGCATCAGTCGTTTTCTTAACTTCCGCGGTATATTCTTGTTGTTTCGCAGTAAGTCTTGCTAATGCTTCTGCATGTTCCTTGGATCCTTCGGTTGCGCTGGCTACGTCCGTAGTCAGATTTTCCAACTCTTCCCGGAGTGCGGCTACGCGGGTGTTTGTTTTTTCTATTTCTTCCGATGAGATCTTAACGCTTATGTTCTCGCCTTTCGAGACCCCACCTTTGCTAGCATTAGCAAACCCACGCTCAATCGCGGCAATTATATCGTCAGTTGATGAAGCCAAAATTATATTCCTTTACACAATAAATAGTAAAAGCCCAAAAAGATGGGCTTTTCTATTAACCGAATTGTTTCGGCATTTCGGGTTGATTAAACGCAGACAATGTTTGCGTTTTAGAATTCTTAGATTTGCCAGCATTTTCCATTGCTTCTTTTTCGGCTTCAAGCTGCTTTACGAGTCTTTCAGAAAACCACTTTCTTAGACCGATTGGTAAACTGTAAGCTTCTGAAAATGACCAGCCTCCGGAGTATTTCATGAAGAAAAACACTTCATAAACGCTCTCCATATACTCAGGCGTCAGGCCAAAAAAAGTCCGCGGTTAACGGCACCTCCATATCCTGCTCATATGTACAGTTTTCACAACTGAAGTGCTGAGTCAGATCTATATTTGGTGCGCATTCTTTGTATGCTTTTCTAAGATAGGCAGAATCCAATGAAGGAAGGTTTTCAGCGACGTAATTAAGTGCTTCGTTCTCTTCATTGTCATTTACTGATACTATCATCGCACGTAGTTGTCTGGTGATGATATTGTCGCCTTTGCCGGGTCTCTTCTTTTTCTTTTGGGTAGAGATTCTTTTTTCATCGTAGCCATTCAGTAATTTAAATCTAATGTTTAACTTACTATTTGGAAGAGTGGTATTAAACGTGCCATCGCCATTGTATTGGGCGAGATCACTGCCGCCTTCTGTGACCTCTGCAAGGTTTAAATCAAATGAGTACTCTTGCTTGGTATCGCAAGCCGGACAAGTTACAGCGGTGTTATAATCGCTGCCGTAACCAGATACTCTGGAGGCGATAACAAGTGCGTTCTTGTCGCCGACCAAAAGAGACGTTACATCTACTCTTTTGTCCATGACAATACTCTGTAGGACGCGGTCGATAGCGACACCTTGCTTTAAAAGCGACACAGAAGTTAAAATATCTTCTTCTTTGGCTGTCATCTGCTTTAACTCGATGTTCTCTTGGTTATGAAGCGGATGGCCCGGGGGATAGAATTTACCCTTTGATGGTAACGCAACAAACTCCGTAGGAACAACAAATGAAAATGGTTGTTCTGAGGGAGCTGTTGTGTTTACTATCGGAGCGTCTGTTTGTGGAGCCGGCGTTCCTACGCCAACTCGATCTTTATTTCTCGACAATATACACCTCTCTATTTATTGTAATTGTATTTCAGGAATTGAAGAAGCTGTTTCCTTGGAGCGCGACGGCAGAAGAACCAGCAACTGTCTCTATTCTAGCCCAATCGTAACGAATCTTTAAGCCTATTTCGTTTAAAGTGTCAGTTCCGTACTCTAAAGAGCCACCGAAGTCAACTTCTTTTACGAACGAGTTCCAAAGGGTCCAAGTTTCAAGGGGCTTACCATCGGCATCAATTTGTGTAATCACGATAGTGCCAAGGGCGCCTGCAGCCTTCGCTTTGGACATGCTTGTCAAGTCTTCGCTAGAAGCCTTGGTAGGTGGCTTATAACCACTAGCTTGCACGATTGCAGCCAATGTTGCAGCTGCATCAGGATCGCCGGCAGGGTCAACCATTTTAATGTCACACTCATTCCACGTAACGGAGCCGGGGTAGTAAAAAGTGTGATTTAAATATTTGTGCTCAGCTTCGGCAACTGTAAAAGTCGGTTTTGTGACTGACTTCGCATACCAAAGTAGAGGACCTCCGTTGTCAGAGTTAATACCTGTAATACTAACTGTGAATCTAAATTGACGCTTTGGATCTTTGAGGTTTGTGTCCTCTCCAAAATTTGTTGACCAGAATGGCATTTTTAGTTTTCTCCCTTGAATTTAACTAGTTTGTAATTTTAATTTTAGTCATCGAAAGATGCACCAGTTGATGCGATTACGAAGTCAATTGCGATGAACTCAATTGCTCTGGCGGGCTTGACCATGATCTTGGCATAAAGAATGTTTTGATCAATGAGGTCAGCAGTAGTTGTGGTCTCGTCGAGAATCAAACGATAATCGGTGATACCAAATCTGGTCTTGACGTTTGCCAAGAATGGCTCAATAAGTCCCTTGAATCTGTCCCATGTGGCTTGCACATTTTGCTCGAAAAGAATCTGAGTCGAAAGAACAGAGATTTGCTTCTTGAGGTAGATAACCAAGCGGCGCACATTGATTCTATCAAGTGCTGATTGGCGCTCTTGGAGGGTCTTCTGACCGAGGACAACAATACCGTTTGCGGGGAACGAAGCAATTGGGTTGATTCGTGCATCGTAAAGTGTATCACGTTCCTTGGATGAAAGTCTCTCGGACACGTTAGTAATTGGGATTCCTGCGGCACCCTCAGAAAGTCCACCGCGGTTGAAGCCGGCTGGAGCAAACCAGACTGCAGACTTAGACTCAGAAGAGGCAAGCACACCCATCATGGCGACGGTTGGCGGAACCCAGACAAGTTGCCCTGTACTTTCGTCACGGGTCTGTACCCATGGATAGAAAGTAGCGCCGTAGGAAGAATCAATTCTCCTGTCTTTAAGAGCGTTAGCTACTCCAACTGCATTTTTGTTAATACGGTTTGGCTTAGTCTTATATTCCTCATGAGGAGGAGTGTAAACAGCAGGAAGATCAAGCAGGGCCATTGCATCAGCCCTATCTTCACACACATTAATCATGTGTTGTGTAAGTGAAGGCAGGTGAAGTCCGGGTGCCGCGAGAAGGTTCATATCCAGCAACTCAGGATCTGCAATTGTATCAATCGCTCTCTTATAAGAAGCATATACATAGTTGTTGTCTTCGGTTGACGTACCTTCGGTCATCAGTGAGTTGGCAACAGGATCTGGCTTGGTAATATCGAAGCCATCAAAACCACCCCAGAATGGGGCTGTGAACTTATCGATACCTTCGTCAAGAAGGGTCTTGTAGCTACCTGTGCCGGCGCCGGTGACTGATTTTTCAAGATTTCTAGAACCCGATGCATGACTGAATACCGAAGATTCTTTACGAATGTCGTCTAAACTAAAGATATATGCGTAAGGCTGAGCACCATAAAGCGTACTGCCGTCTGTAGGATCGTCGGGGAAACCAGCGTAAAGAAGCCTGTGAAGGTCTCCAAGTCCTGCCACCGGGGTTGAAACTCCAGCGGTACGGGTGGTTCGGAAACCGAAATATGCGTCTGTCTGGCTAGTTAAGCCGCCGTCCGTAGAGGACGAGCGCTGAAGACTAGTTGGGAATGCGAATGTTCCGGTAACGAAACTCTTGGTGCCGCTGCCACCATCGACACCACCCAGAAGTTGTTTACCGGCATCGCCGCCGCCGGCGAAACCATGGAAACCCTTATTGTAGAAAATTGCGCCGGCGCTAGCGGAAGCTGCTTGTTCAGAGCTAGCTTCGTTGTATTGGGCATAGCGAGGTGGTGCATAGTAACCAAAGGGAAGCAGTGCGGGATCAGTTGCACCGGCTTCAACATCAGGATTCATTTCAACGTAAACGAACTTAGAATTGTTGTTATACTCGCCATATGCTCTGAGACGGCGGTTTGTTGAATCCCATTCGTTATATTTGTCGCCAATTTTTCTAGCAACAAAGCTGGGGGATGAAGGATTCAAGTTACAGTTATCAAACCTTTCAACAACTTCAACTTTATTATCAGAATCCATAATTCTTCTCAGAACAACCGAGAACGATCCAAATGCGCTAGTATTTGTGTTTGAGGCGCGAATTCTTTCAATTGATACCTTGAGGTTTTTGTGCAGCCACTCACCGTGGCCACGTCCGACAAGGCGGAAAAGCTTTTGCATGTTTGCAGGCTGGTAGCTTGTTGCAACACCAACGTCTTGTGAGATAAACCAACCAGCAATTGCCTCTCTTGATGCTTGTGTTTTCATTTTGGAGGCGCCAACACCGGCGGCGGCGACACCATATCCAAGAGCAACAATGCAACCGACACTCGCAGAAGTGTGGAAGCCGTCGTTAATTA